TATCCGGGCCGCCCTGCCTTGGGGCGCTCTCAGCCGCTGGCGTGGCCGCGCAGTGGGGCGGTTGACCATTGCGCAAATGAGCCGCTGCCGGATGATGAGGTGCCGGTCGAGGTCGAGAATGCCGCCTATGCATTCGCGCTGGTGGAGCTTCTGACGCCAGGCGCGTCCAGTCCGAGTTTTACTCCGGGTGCTGCGAACAAGCGTGAGCGCGTGGATGTGATCGAGCGTGAACGATTCGGGCCTGCTGATGGCGTTGCACTGACTCTTGATATGCAGCGCGCGCAACTGGCCGAAGTTGAGGATTTGCTGCGCTGCCTACTGGTCAATCGTGGCGCAACGCAGTGCATTTTGAGAGTGTGATATGGCCGATTTCTATTCAGACATGGCCAAGATGGCCGCTCAGCTGCTGGCTCCAACGAGCCAGGGGGGCTTGGGTCAGGGCGACATCAAACTGATCCGAAAAATCCCAGGCACGCCAGACCCGAATACGCCATGGGAGCCGGTGGAGCCAACTACGCAGACTGAGCCACTACGTGGGGCCGTGCGCGGTGTGAGTAAGCAGCTTATCGGCACTGAGATGGACGGGACCGTGATTCTGGCGTCTGATCGGCAAGCTATATGCACTGTTCCGGTGATGCAATACACGGCGGACGACGTGCTGTCTGTGGACGGTGTACCGGTTCACATTATTGCGGTTGAAAAGATCCCGGCTGCCGGCGTTACCAGTGCGGTGAAATTCATTATTCGGGGCTGATATGGCTACACGCAGACCCAACCGGTCGCAGGCCCGCCTATTCGCACAACTGATTGCTGAGCTTGAGCCGGAGATTCACCGTGCTTTCATGGCCAGCGTCACTGATTTACAAGCTAATGTCGATTGGCGGGCTTTGCTTGATGCGCTGACCAGAACGGACATCGAAGGTGCGATTGCTGCTCTCAATATCAATGAAGCGGCCTGGGCTGAATATTCATCCAAGATGACGCAGGCCTATGCGTTGGCTGGCGCATCCACGGCAGCACAGATCCAAGCGCAGGGGTTGGGCGGCATCGGCACGAGGTTTCGCATGACGAATCCCGGCGCGCAGGAATGGATGCGCCAGAACGTGGCAAACCGTGTCGTGGGCTTCTCCGAGGAACAGACTCAGGTGGCCCGCATGGTTATTGAGGCTGGGTTCGGCAGGGGGCAAGGACCACGCAATATCGCAGTCGATCTGGCGGGCAGAATGCAAGGAGGGTCACGAGCAGGTGGCGTACTTGGCCTGGACGCTCCCCGTGCCGCACGTTTGCAGGCAGTCACACAGGGTATGCGCACCGCAGATGGTGTGCGAGATCTGGTGATTGTCCGGCAGGATGGCAAGCTGGCGCTCCGGTACAAGGTGAACGCAGCGACCGAGCAGCGGATTATCCGGGCTTACAAAGCAGGAACGGCGGTGCCAGAGGCTGATCGGTTGAGCAGTGAGCGGCAGTTCAGCAATGCGCTGTTGAAATCCAGAGCCGATACGGTGGCATCCACTGAGACAGCGAATGCCGTTATGTCGGCTCGGGACGAGCAATGGCAGCAGTTAGCGGAGTCAAAGGGGTTGGACAAGAGCGCGATTATCAAGACTTGGCATCATCGGCGCGGCGCAACCAAAGAGAGCCGTCCAGATCACGTGGCTATGTCTGGTCAGTCGGTCCGAGGATTGGATACGCCATTTGTATTTCCTGATGGCACGAGTATGCAGCACGCACACGATCCGGCCGGCGGAGCAAAACACGTTATTTCATGCGGCTGTGACACCACATACCGCCTGGATCATTCTATGGGGCTGGAATGAGCAATTCATTTGCTGTAACAGTGTCAGCCTGGGCTGCGCAAAGCGAAAAGAGGCTTGAAGCGACTTACAGACGCTCGATTGAGCTGCTTGCTGATGAAATGCGGGAAACCAAACCAAATGGTGGGAGGGTGCCATTTCAGACAGGCAACTTGGCGCGGTCGCTTATGGCTTCCACGCAAGGTATGCCACAAGGAGCAGAGGGCGCGGCTGCATTTCTCAGCGATCAAGACGTAGGGGCAGTTACTGCCACCCTTGGGCTCGGTCAAGCTGTCTGGATTGGCTATCAAGCTATTTATGCCCGACGGCAGAACTATGGCTTTGTCGGAGCGGACTCCCTAGGCCGCGTTTACAACCAAGCAGGCTCTTACTTCGTTGAAGGAGCTATTGCGAACTGGCAGCAGATCGTGGCTAAAGCGGCAGCCGAGCTGCAATCAGCAGTTGAGGCGAAGAGCAAATGAGCGCAAGAATCGAAACAGCAATTTGGCTGGCTATAAAGGCCCGGATTGAGTCACTGCCTCTTGCTTATGCTAAAGCCTGGCCGGGCCAGACCTTTGAGGGGCCGCATGCGGGCGGGCTGCCGCAGCCGTACTTGCGGGTAGGGCGTGTCACGGTCGCCCCGGTTCGGCAAATGATCGCGCCAGGCAAGCCGCATCGGCGTACAGGGGCCCTGATCATCACTCTTGTTTATCCACTTGGCCAGGACGTTTCAGCCTACGACCAGATCGCGGGAGCCGTAGCGGATCATTTTCGTGACGGCACGCAAATGACCTACGGCTGGGCGTGTGTGTCAGTGACCGACTATCCCCACGTCCAAGAGGGCTATATCGATAACGGGTACTGGACTGTTCCGGTCCGTATCCCATGGCAGTGTTTTGCATAGGAGATAACGATGTGCACAGATTGTGAGGCCCGGCGAAAGCTGGCGCGTGACACTTGGGTGAAAGGAAAAATCGGTGAGGCTGTCGGCCATATGGCTAAAGGCGCAGCCGAGCTGGTGGGCCTGAAGCCGAAAACTGGCGGTCAGGAACTAGCCAGAAAGCCGGAGCTGGCGAAAACAACCGCGAATAAAGAATAGCCGCCATCCAGGCGGTTTTTTTATGCCCGCTCATCCGGGCAAACGCTTCTAAGCAACCTTAAATCGGTAGGTGCCGAGCCCGAGAGGGTGGAAGAGCTTTGAAAAGTCCGGGGCTGCCCATGCGGGCGGCCCTTTTCTTTTCGGAGAACGAAACGATGAAAGAACTGATGTTCCAAAACCAAACCATTCGTCTGATTGAGAAGGACGGAAAGCAATGGGCAAGCGCAGCTGATATTGCCCGTGCGCTCGGTTATGCGCGGGCTGACGCGGTAACCAGAATTTATGACCGATATAAAGCTGAGTTTTCGGAGTCAATGACATGCCTGGTTATGGCTCAAGACCCGGACCCCCAGTTTGACGGTCCAGGTCAGCACCGTACCGCTCGCGTATTCAGCCTTCGGGGTGCGCACCTAATCGGCATGTTTGCCCGCACATCCAGAGCTCAAGAGTTTCGGCGCTGGGTACTGGACATCCTGGAGGGGCATCAAGCAGCTCAGTCGCTTATTCAAGAGTGGTTCGAGGCCAAGGCTGCACTCGATGCGCAAGACCGATTTGCCAGCCTGTGTGGTCGAGGGTTGAGCGAGCATAAACGCCGCAAGCCGCCCTTGGTAACGCGGGTGAATCAAATATCTGAACAAATGCAGCCATCGCTGCAATTGAACTGACCCGGCCAAGCGCCGGGTTTTCTTTTTGCCGCCCCGTGCGGCTTTTTCCATTTGGAGACGCACATGAGCGAGCAGCTCTACACGATCGCGGGAACGCGAATTTTTATCAGCAGCATGCCTGTACCGGCTAAGGGCAATACAACACTGGCTGATTTTGCCAATACCGATTGGATCGAGATCGGCGGGCTGTACAACCTGGGCGAGTTAGGCGGCGAGCAGTCCGTTAACGAGTTCGAGCTGATCAACGAGGTCTGGACTCGCAAGACCAAAGGCGGCCGCAACGGCGGCACGATGACCAACCAGTTTGTGCCTGTGGCGCTGGACCCAGGTCAGATTAAGTACTTGGAGGCCATTGAGCATTGCCGCCCTTATCAATTCAAGATCGAGCGTGGCGCTGATTGCACGCCCGAGTCTACCGTGACTATCACAAACGCAGACCCGGCTGTTGTCACTTGGGAGGCTCATGGCTTGTTCGCCAATCAGCCCGTGGTGTTCGCTACAGATGGCACGCTTCCTACCGGATTGACGGCAGGCACTGTGTATTACGTCTTGGCTAATGGCCTGACCGCGAATGCGTTCAGCGTTTCGGCCACAGAAGGCGGCACGCCCATCGCTACCACGGCAGCAGGCACCGGCACTCACACTGCCTCCGCCCCGCCTGTAGGCATGACCGATTTGTTCCAGGGCTTGGCTACTGATGGCGCACGCTCCGGCGGTGCTAAGAATGACTTGTATACCCGCACCTGGCCCATCGCTGTTGATGGCCGGATTGTGACGATTTAACGAACCCGCGTGAGCGGTTAGGGGCTGGCAGGCTTGGTTCACCTACCAGCCCCGCTTAACGAACCAGAACCGAAATAGGAATTACAGACATGGATATCAATGAACTGGTTTTGACCGACGAAGCCCTGAACGTAATCGACTCTGGCACGTGGGTCGGCGACCTGGACGGTGCGCCTGGTGTTGAGTTTCTGGTATGTGGCATTGGCTCGAAAGATGCTCAAAAGGCGCTTACGCAGAAACAGGCGGCACTGCGCTTGAAGAATCGCGGCAAGCCTTTGAATGAAGAGCAGCTATCGAAAGCCATGCGCGAAACTCTGGCCGAAGTGGTTTTGAAGGGCTGGCGCGGCCTGAAAGACGGCGGCAAGGATCTGCCCTACACCCCCGAGCTGGCCGCCAAGTTCATCACTTCGCGTAATGGTGAGCGCTTTGCCGGTATGGTCCTGCTGGCCGCACAGCGGGTAGATGCTGATGCCAACTTGTTCGTGGAAGAGCTGGCAAAAAACTAATCGCCCGCCTTCGGTGGAGCCTCAAACACCCGAATGCTCATGAGCAAATCAAGGCTTATGAGCATTACGGGCAGGACGTTCCGCCAGGGCTTATCCCTCCAGATCTTCATGATATGGAGTGGTGCTACTGGCGGGCCTTCAATGAGCTTTCCACCGAGCGCCAGGCGGGCATGGTGGCGGGACCGATCCCGTGGTCAGCGATTGAGCGGTATGCGGAGCGCAACCCGGGCCTTGATCCGGATACGTTTCTGCTGCTGATGCGCGAAATGGATGATGTGTATTTGTTTCATCAGTCCAACGAAAAATAATTGTTCCGTCTGTTTTTTTGAGTTTTTCGTCCAAAAGACGGTTTTTTATGGGTGAGGCCTTATGGAAGTCGCCGCTTTAGGTTTGCGCGTTGATGGCGCAGACGGGATTGAGCGTGCTCGCGATGCTCTGGGTCGTTTCACCAAGGCGAGCGAAGGCGCTGAGCGCTCTACCGAGAAGCTTGGCAAGGGTGGCCGGAAGGCAGCGGAAGGAATCAGTGAGGCTGATAGGGCAGCAGCCAAGGCCAGCAAGAGCTTGGCTGCCATGTATACCGATGCCATGCGTACCGCAAAGGGCTTGGTTGGGCTCTTTGCGCTCCGCCAGCTACAGCAATTCGCCGATGGTTGGTCTGACATGCAATCAGTCGTTGGTGCGTCTATAGGCGATATGGCTGGAGCTGGTGACATGATGGGACGCTTGGTTGATATTGCCAACGCATCTTATTCGCCTCTTTCTCAGACTGTAGATGTCTATTCGCGGAACGTGTCCGTGCTCAAGGATTTAGGGAAGAATGCAGCACAGGCTGCCGACTTCACCGAATCTTTGAACCACATGCTTGTTTTGACGGCAACGAGAGGTGAGCGTGCCGCGTCAGTGCAGAATGCACTATCAAAGGCCATGGCAGTGGGTAAGCTGGATGCCATGGGTCTTGAGACTGTGCTGGCAAACGGCGGTGAGGTCGCACAGGCGTTAGCCAAAGAGCTTAATACTACTGTCAACGGGCTGCGCGCATTCGCATCACAAGGGAAGTTTACGGGCCGCGTTATCGCCGATTCTGTTATTAAGCCTTTAGATGATGTACGTGAGCGCGCAGCGGAAATGCCAGCGACGCTTGGCGATGCGTTCACGCGGATTAATACAAACCTGACAGAGTTTGTAGGGAAAATCGATAAAGCGTCAGGAGCTTCAGGCGCCCTGGCAGAGGCTGTGCTTGGCTTTGCTGATGGAATCCGTAAGGCAGGCGATTATGTGGTGAGTTTTGGCCAGTACGCTGTCCCCGTTTATCAGGGGCTTGCGTCGGTGCTCGCATTTGTGGCAGAGAACGCGGATTTAGCTGTAGTCGCGATGGCCGGCTTCTATGCGCCGAGAATAATCTCTGGGCTTTGGGCTGCTCGATCTTCTGTTGTTGCGCTTGCCGTTGCACTTAAAACGAATCTTGTTTCAGGAATTACGGCTGTTAATGCTGCGCTCGCAGCTAATGCACTTGGCATCTTTATTAGTGCGCTTTCCATTGCTGCCTATACGGTCTATTCCGCATTTTCAGATGCGAAAAAGGGGGCTGACGCTCTTGCGAAATCCTTGGGTGACATTGAGTCTCCGCTCGAATTAGTGGTCGAGAGGTTCAACAAGTTGAGCAAGGACCAGCAGGCCGGAAAACTTGTGGAGTATACGCAGGCCCTCGAGGAGGCGGCAAAGAAAGCGGATACTTCCTTTTCCAAGCTACTAACCGAGGTTCAAGGAATCAATCTTATTCGGTTCGGGGTCCCTAGAGCAGAGCTGGATTCTGTTGTTGAGCGTCTGGAGGCGGCCCGTACAAGCGGAGAGGCTTTATCGCCTATTCTGAGTGGTTTTGCGACGAAGTTTGGCATTCCGCGTAGCGCTTTGGATGACTGGATCACCTACGCTAAGAATATGGATGATGCGAACGATACGGCCAAGTCCATGGGCGTCAGGCTCGATGCCGTCAATCGGTCATTGGCTGCGCTTGCGACCCCAGTGAATATCGCTCCAAGAGGGATCGAGAAGTGGGACGAGTACCTTAAAAAGCTGACTGATGCCCGCGATGTGATCGGCATGAGCGCACGTCAACTGGGCGTATTTGAGGCTGCCCAAGCGGGCGCTAACTCTGTTCAGCGGGAAATGGCGGGAGTTATCACCGCCCAGACAGATGCTTTCAAGAAGCTGCAAACGGCTATTGAGGGCAAAGATAAGAAGGCCGCTGAGGCCGCCAAAAACAATATCCGGGCGTTGGATGTCGAGCGGCAGAAGGTGGAGCTGCTGGCCATCAAAACCCAAGCCCTTATTGCCGCGACCAATGCGTTTGCACGCGGGTAGGTGTCGGGCGATGTGGCAAGCGGCATTTTACAGAACATGCTCTCTGGTTTTGCCCAGGCCGAGGCTGCGATTAAGGTCAGCAAAGAGGCAGAGGCGCAGATATCAAATATCTACGCCAATGCTGTGCCGCGCACGACAGGCGGTGGTGGAGCCTCTAAAGAGGATGAGATCAAGAATGTAATCAAGCAGCTCACGCTTCAGAAGGGCGCCCTGGGAATGACGGCCGAGCAGGCCGCCCGGTACGAGATTGAGATGGCCAAGGGCTCGGAGACAGACCGTAAACGAGCCTTGACGCTGTACGACCAGATCCAAGCCTGGAACGAAACAGAGAAGGCTATGCAGGCGGCGATTGATTCGAGCCGTCAGTATTTGGCTTTCCAGCAGGAAATGGACGTATTCCAGCAAAAGCTGAATCTGGATTCGGCAGGTGTTGGGATGGGCGACCGACAGCGCGAGATGGCCCAGGCTGATCTCGCTATCCGCCAGGAGTACGCGCAGAAACGTCTTGATCTGGAGATGGCACAGCAGGTCAAGGAAACGGCGCTCACTCAGGAGCAGTACCAGTACCGTCTTGATCTATTCCAGCAGTTCGAGGAGCAGAAGCTCGCCGGCCTGCAGCAGTCAGCCGAAGCGCGAGCCACAGCCGAGGCTGATTGGACGAATGGCATGTCTCGGGCTTGGGATAACTTCGCCACCAAAGCGCAGGATATCGCAGGTCAGACCGAAGCAATCTTTACCGGAATGCTGAACAGCTTTTCTTCCGGATTCGGTAATGCCTTTGAGAAAATGGTTTTCGATTCCGAGAACCTTGGCGACGCTATGCGTAACGTGGCCCAAGGCATGGCGAGGGCGGTTGTCAATGCCTTGGCTCAAATGGCGGCGCAATGGCTGGCTTACCAAGCTGTCCAGCTGTTTGTAGGCAAGACCACTCAGGCATCCAGCGCCATGGCTATATCAGCTAATGCGTATGCAACTGCATTACAGGCGGGCCTGGCTGCCTTTGCTAGTACAGCTGCGATCCCGGTCGTCGGCCCTGCCGCAGCACCTGCTGCGATGGGGGCGGCATTGGCGGTTGCTACGCCATTGGCAACGGCTATCAGTATGACCGCAATGGCAGGTATGGCCCACGACGGTATTGATTCTGTCCCGCAGACAGGGACATGGCTACTGGAGAAAGGTGAGAGGGTTACCACGGCCAAAACGAGCGCCCGTCTCGACTCGGTGCTGGAGCGGATTGATGCGCGTCAGCGTGCTGGCCGTGCATTTGACGGGCAGGCTGGTTCGTCCGCCAAGTCAGAGCCGCGTGTAGTGGTTCAACTGATGGGCAGCGAGTTCCAGGGGGCGCAGGTGACAGAAGAGCGGGGATCAACCGATGAGGAGCTGATTGTCCGCGTAGTGTCACGGGATTTCCTGCAAGGCGGTAGAATCTTTGACGCACTGCAGTCCGTTAGCAATGTACGAAGGGTAGGGGCATGATTCACACAGATATTAACTACCCTGAGGGCCTGCCTTGGCCCGTCTGCGATGGCTACGGGATAAAACACACTCAGCCTTTTCAGCGAACGCAGATGGAGGATAGCCGAGCCCGCCAACGAAGGCGATTCAGCTCGGTCCCTACAACCGTCAATGTGAACTGGATCTTCAATGGCGATAACGAGGCCGCACTGTTTGAGGCTTGGTTTCGGGACGCCATTAAAGACGGGGCCGAGTGGTTTAACTCGCCGCTTAAAACCCCGGTTGGTGAACAGCGCTATGTTTGCCGATTCGTCTCCATGTATACAGGCCCCGACCCGGTGGGAATGTGTGCCTGGCGTGTGGGTGCGACCCTGGAAATTTGGGAGCGCCCACTTATGCCGGTTGGCTGGGGCGAGTTCCCTGAGTTCGTTCTGGGCGCGAGCATCATTGATGTTGCGCTTAATCGGGAGTGGCCAGAGGCATGAGTGTTTTAGAGATTGCGTATGCCAGTGCTCCGACCGATTCGATGCTGCTTTATACGCTTGAGGTTTCCGCGCCTGGTTTGACCCCGGTTCGGATCGTTCAGGGGTATGAAGATCGGATGCTCGGAGTGAACGGCCAGCTTGTGTTGTTCGAGGCGGCAGCCGTTGAGTTGTCGCTGCCTTCGCGTAACGCATCGGGTCAGCAGACTTTGCGGTTTGGCATTGCCGGGGCCAACGATCGAATCCGGCCTGTTGTCGATGCCATGCTTGAGTCTGGGGAGATGGTGACGCTGACAAGCAGGACGTACTTGGCTAGCGACATTACGGCACCGGCAGAGCGGCCGTATGTCATGACCGTGCTGAGCGGGCAGTTTGAAAACGGCGCGTTTGTGGCTGAGGCCAGTTATTACGACCTGCTCAATACCGCTTGGCCGAGAGAGCGCTATACGGCAGAGACGGCACCGGGGATTCAGTGGCTATGACGATTGATGACTTTCTGCGTACGCGGTACAAGCCGTTTGGACGCACCGTTCCGGAGCTGGACTGCTGGGGGCTGGTCAGGTTAGCCAGAACTTCGCTGTTCGGCAGGGCCATTCTGCCCAGCTATTCGGAAACTGACCCGGACGATAAAGCGGGCCTCACCATGGCGGCCAGCGAGGTGCGGGAGCAGGGCGGGTTCGTAGAAGTGTCGCCAAGGCCCGGCGCCATCGCCACCGGCTGGCGCGCACGGCTTTGCGTGCATGTCGGGCTTGTCGTAGGGGCAGACGGCAGACTCTGGGTGCTTGAGACAGACATTGGAACGGGCCCAACGCTCACCAAGATCAACGCTTTTGAGGCCCGCTACACGCGGGTTGTTTTTTATGACGATCAGAGTCTTTCTTAGCGGGACGTGTGAGCAGCCCTGCGAGATGCACGAATGGACCGGCACTATAGCCGGTTTTTTTGCGTCTAAAGGTTTGGTGTACACGCTGGCTGAGCTGCCCAAGTCGCATGTAACGGTCAATGGCAAGCCATTGCCGATGCTGGAGTGGGCGGATCGTCACCTGGCTGCTGATGATGACGTGGAAATGCGCCTGATTCAGTATGGCGGTCTGTTCTCGGGGTTGGGCAAGTTGCTGGGCAGCATCTTCAACTTTGCCTTTGGCTGGTTGATGCCAAAGAGTGGCAGTCAGAACTACGGCTCCCCGGAACAAGGCCAGCGTCTTGAGACGACTTCAGCCAAGGCCAACCAGGCAAAGCTGGGTGATGTCGTACCCGAGCTGGCCGGCCGGTTTCGTCGATTCCCTGATTATTTGACGCCACCACGCCGGCGCTTCGTTAACTGGAGGGAGCAGTGGTTGGAGTTCCATGCGTGTATTGGCCCTGGTCTGTACCAGATACACGACGTAGACGTGAAAGTGGGGGATACGCCGTTTTCTGCTTTGGGTGCGGACGGCTCCTATGCGATCTACGGCCCAGGGGCAGATATGTCGGGAACGTCTACACACGAGCATTGGCACACAGTGCCAGCAGTCGGCGGTACATCTTCGGGCACAGCAGGCTTGGAGATGTCCACTGAGTTGGCAAATCGGGAGAACACGCAGCCAGCAAGTTATTCGTTCGATGGCAGCTATATCTGGCGTTCTTCCGAGAGTGAATTTCCCCCAGGCTGGGGGGCTGGAACATTGGTCAACATTCGCTTTCCGCAGCAATTTGAGGTGTCGCGGGAAAGCCCGCCACTTCGTCCACAGCGCAACCGCTTCACCGGAGCTTTTAAACACTTAATGCCGATTGGCGGGCTTGAAAGCGTGGCTCTGACGATGGAGTACTCTGGGCAACGCTACAACGTTGTCGTCGGCTCCATGGACCTGGACGAAAATGGCGACGGTTGGATTGAATTGACTATTCCGCGCGAGAATCCAGAAGATCCAGTCAATTGGGTCAACTTCATTCCGTTTGGTCTGCAAATACTCGTTTTCCAGCGCAATCCTGCGCCCCGATACGTTGTCCAACAATACTCTTCAGACAACATCGTTGTTTGGCGTTTATTGCTCAACGGAAACAACGATCCTGATTGGCGCGGCTTCCCGCAACTGACCAGCTCAGAAGCGACAGTCACATTCAACGGCGGCACGGTCTATGGCGAGTGGAGTAGCGAGTTTGTGGCCACGCCTGGTAAAGAAACCACGACTGGCATAGAAATCGATTTCTTCTTTCCGAACGGACTGGGGTACATACGCGATAACGGCGATGTCACCACCCAAGGGCTGGGCATCGAAATTCAGTACCGGAACGCTGACGGCGGTCCTCGCATAACGATCAGTAAATGGTACGAAAACTGGACGCTGGATCAGATCGGTATTACCGAGTCGATCAGTGTCCCGCAAATGCGACCGGCTGTACGGGTGCGACGGGTGGGCGCCAGTGCTACGTCTACGCAGGTCAAAGACACCATCCAGTGGTACGGTCTGAAAAGCCGTCTGCGGACGCGAACAAGCTACCCGCACTGGACCACGATGGCAGCTTGGCTGCGAGTCGGCGGGCGGCTGGGTGCGCAGTCGGAAAACCAGATCAACGTGGTGGCGACGCGGATGCTGCCAGTTCTACAAAGCGACGGCACCTGGTCAGCCCCGCAGCCGACGCGGGACATTTCTGCGTTTGCGCGCTATATCACCGGCTCGATCGGGTATTCAGACTTGAACCTTGATGCCGACGAGCTGCGGCGATTGGATGCAATTTGGAAGGCCAGGGGCGAAACGCTTGATCATGTGTATGACCTGACAACGGCTCAAGATGCCCTGAAACTTGCTTTTCGTGCCGGGTTCTCTGAGCTTACGGTGTCGCATGGCCTGATCCGACCGGTCCGCGATGATGTACGCACGCAGTTCGAGCAAAGCTACTCACCGCTGAACATGAGCAAACCTTTGCGTGAAAGCGTGAGTCCTCGTAAGCCCATGGATCCGGATGGGGTGGAAGTGGAATACATCGACGCGGAAACCTGGACTTCAATGACAGTGAAGTGCCTGCTACCAGGTGATCAGGGGTTCAAGCTGGAAAAGATAAAACTCGATGGCGTGACGGACCGAGTCCGGGCTTGGCGAATCGGCATGCGCAGGCGTCGGGAGCAGGCCTATCGAAACCGTGAGTACAGCTTTGGCACAGAAATGGACGCTTTCAACAGTGAGTACCTGTCTTATGTGCCGCTGTTCGATGATGAGCCGGGTAACGCGCAGATGGGCTTGCTGACCGATATCCGGCCCACCACTGGTGGCGCGTTGTTGCGCATCAGTGAGCCTTTGCGCTGGGTTGCTGGTGCGCCGCATTCCGTGGGGTATCGAACACCAGAGGGCAAGTTTGTTGGTCCGTTCGTTGCGTCTCCAGGGCCTGATGATTACTCGATCATTACCGACATTCCACAGCCTTGGCCAGAGGTCAGTCTGAAACAGGAGCTGCCGCATATTTACTTTGGCCTGACGGCGGACTGGATAAAGCCAGCTCTGATCACGAACATTCAGGCCCGTGGCACCGACGCTACGGATGTGACAGCAGCAAATTACGATGTGCGTGTGTACGCCGATGACAACAACAATCCGCCGGATTAACCCCGGCACCAGCATTTATCAACCCGCTTCGGCGGGTTTTTTTATGGGCGGTTGAAATGACGACATACAAAACCGGCAACCCAATTGGGAGTACGAACCCTAAGGACTTGTACGACAACTCCCAGAACATGGATGAAGCCACCAATAGCCTTAACAAGGATTATTGGGATGACCGGCTAGGCCGGAAACGCCTGACATGGGAGGGGATGACCCGGCTGTCTAACCTCGGGGCTGCCGTGAGTGCCGCAGAACGTGCCGAGGCTGCTGCGGATATAGCAGAGCATACGGCTGACATGAGGACGTACCTCACAAAAGCCGAGGCGGATGCGGCGTTGCCAATGCCGTCAGGAACAGTTATTCGAGTCACAAATGACCCGGACACAAGCAAAAATGGTTACTGGGTTTCGAACGGCTCGCAATGGATTTTCTCTGGCATACAACCGGCTAGTAAAAGCGATCTTGATCAAGCTATTAGCGAGGTCGATAGGAAGCTGCCGTTTTCAGACGACTCTGATACACATGCGTTTGTCGACGCTGATGGGGCAGTAGTTGGGCGCTTTGATAAGTTTGCTGAGCTGCACCTCGTGGGTTTAGAGGGTTCTGTTCAGCGCGTTATTCGCAGAGAGGGGGATTCCGGCGATATTGTTAAGTTGCTTGATGCCGATGGGGGAATTCTCCTTCGGCTCGATGAGAAGTGCGATCTTTTCTTGCCAGGCCTGGGCGGGAAAAGCGTGCAAGAGGCGATTGCTGAAAAGTCTAATGCTCAGGCTGATGTGAACACATATGGCGCGGTTCGCACGCCACGGGACTCGTTTGCGCCAGAAGTGACAGCTATTTTGTCGAACCGTTTGGGCTCGCAGCCATCGGCACCGCCACCTCTGAATTCGCTGCCGCAGAATTACTCTCTGGGTGTGCAGTGGATTAACTCGTTGACGGTGGATGAACCAGCACCTACACCAATCAATACGGCCTACCGAGACAACGATGGCGTGGTCCACCCCTACTTGTGTGAGTTCTACAACGGCTTTTGTGGCTACCGATACATTCTCGGTATCACTGGTTACTACAACACCAACGAGAACGAAGAGAACCCGTTTGTCTTTGGTTCAAATGACCTGGTGACGTTCGAGCTGCTGGACGGTTTTCAGCAACCACTGGCAGATCGCCCAGATGTGCACAGTGGGCACAACTCGGACATCTTCTTTACGTACGACCCGCGAACGGGCGAGCTGATTTGCTGCTGGCGGCAGTCTATCCGCAATTCGCCACCGGAGGATGTGACCAAAGACGCAATCTGGTGCCGAAAGACTCTGGACGGTTATTCGTGGACTGAACCGGAGCTAGTGGTGCCTCCTGTGCGCCGTGGCGATGACATCATGCTGTCGCCGTCGATCCTGTTCGACCCTGTGACGTTCACTTGGCATATGTACGAAGTCAAGACGCGGTATATCCAGCACCGCACGTCTCAGTCACTGCACGGCCCCTGGACAGAGCCAACGCGAATTGCTGTTCCGTCTGGGGTTACGCCTTGGCACTTGGACGTGCGCTGGTGCGGTGACAAGCAAGTGATGCTGATTCATGACAACGGCAACGGGACGGGGCCAGATAACTTGTATTTCGGTGTGAGCGAGGGCGACTTCTTGACTTGGCATATCGGCACGACGCCGGTCGTGCAGAACGTCACGCTGGGCATGTACAAGGCCACGTTTGTCCCTGTCTTCAACGAGGCTGGACAAATGGCGATGGACATCATCTGGACGGGGGACGCAGGACCCGGTGTGCCGGATATGAAATGGCGGCTGTTGGTCAACCGAACAAACTTTGTAAATGTGGATTAAGGATAGACAATGACTTTGATTCTTCAGTCAAACAAAATTGCGACGCGCAGTCTGGGTAATGTGGACGGCATCATCGGTCCCCGGGATTTCTCCCTGTTTTCTGACTTCTCCATGAATCGGCACTTCCTGAACACCCAGGCTGGCCGGGTAGAGCGATCGTTCATGGACCTGTACAGCTTCTCGCGTCCGTCCTCTGCTGAGTACATGGACGAGTCGGGCAACCCGGCTTCCGTCGCATCGGGTATGCCACGTTTGTTTCACAACATCCCTGGTACGGGAACGCGGGGTCTGCTGATTGAGAGTGCGCGGATTAATAGCTTTAAGAATCCTACGGTGCCAGTCTCGCAAGTGGTGCCGCTGATCAACGGCGCAACGTACTGCGTCATTTTCTCTATGACAGGGCCTGGCTCGCTGACAGTGACGGGTGACATTACTGATACCTATGGGCGGTTGGTGCCCAATGGCTTGTCGCTGACGGTAACGGCGGCTGCCCCTGGCTATGCCTTCATTGCGGCGCCCTATGGTGAGACAGGCAACATCAATGTCCAAGTTAACGGCAACCCCAGTTTTGTGCAGGTGGAGCGAGCAGATCGTCCCTGGACGCCCTCGTCGCGGATCGTAGGCGCTACTCGCAGCGCAGATCGGCTGGCGATTTCGAGCGCGATTCTGAATTCGGTGTTGTCTTCTTCGGGGGATTTCACGGTGGCGATGCATGTCGTTGATAACTATGCATCTGCCCACAACGCTAGTAACGCGGGTATTGCCGAGGCGCGGCCCGTGTTCCAGGCTATCCGTGCCAACGGGGACCATATTGCCATGGCTGCGCGTACTTCTGATAAAGGCTTGAAGTCGGCAACCGTCCGAGTCTTTATGTCCGAGGTGGAGCAGAATCTTGACTCTATTCTCGGCATGCCAGATACGCGCGGTTGGACAGCGGTGATGGCGCGTGGCGGCAGCACGGCTTATGGCGGCATCAGTGGCAACTTGAGTTCGGGCACGGGCACCGTGCTTAATCAGTTCAAGCCGGACGAGTTCTTGCTTGGCCAAGCGACAGCTTGGGCGTCGCGCTCAGGGTTGTTCGGGGTGCTGACCAAGCTGGTTGTCTATCCACGGTTCCTGAGCCCGGCTGAAATCAAAGCCCTGTCATCGTCCTGGATTTAGGTCTTTTGCTCATTGCTCTGATAGTGCATTTTTTATCGGTGTAACCGATATGGAGTCGCTGAGGGTAGGTGTGGAAGGAAAGGCAGAGGTGTAGAACAAATGATTGAAAACAGTTATACTGTTTTTATAAACAGTATTTATTGAATGGACGTTAGTCTGTTTATCTAGCCGTGGACGTAGTTTTTGTTTACATTCGGAATGGATATTCATTCAAGTGGAGCAGCTACGTGGCAAAACGTGTGAGTGTGAATTTTTTTTCATTAGTACGATGTGGCTTTTATCGATATCGTGACGACAACCCTGTGTTTGGTAATTTATCCGAAATCTTGAGGCATTTGTCGGACTGGGGACGCGGAAGAAGCCTATGGCAAACAAAGTTAGCTGATGCTGGTGAAGATGATGAGCATATGCCTGTATATCTCTTGGGGGTACAGGAGCTAACCAATGGGGAGTTTATTTTTGCTACATGGAATGAAGTCCATCAAGAGGATGGGAACGTGATTTCTATTGGCATGGATACTCAAGTTGGGGAGGTTCCGGAGGTACATGCCAATGAAATTGTAGAAAATACAATCCCAGGCTACGCGACTTATTACTGGGCCCTCCCTGAGCAAGGTGTTATTGCTACTGTTAGGGTTGATAGTAGGGTTGCCGCTAAAAATGCCATGACACATTATATAGAGCGGTTTATGGCCATAGAAAGCGGGTATGTCCGTCGTGAAGAGGACGATATCGTAGGTTATGGTCCGCTTGGGAATGAGACGGATTGGTTCGTAAAAATAAGACCTAGATTTCGTGTGCAGCCGTACTCTAAAGGTGGTGAGTTAGAGTTTATTCGACAAAATCAGACAAATATTTTTCGGGTTCATAAAGTAGCAAAATTAGATGGAACAGTTCAGATTGATGAAAATATGTTCCAAGCCGCAATAAGGTTTTTCCGAGGAAACGAGCGTCGCCAAGTGGGGTTTGAGAAAAAGATTAATTTAGCTCTTGACTTTACGCCTAGTCCTGAAGAGCTAGACGACATCATTCGAGCGCAAGAGGAAGAGGTTGGTGGTGAACGCTGGGAGGATGTAGGGTTCGAGATCCGAGGTTTAGCTGGACAGCCATTTTGGATAAGTAAATCAATAGCAAAAGAATCATTCGAGACTGATAATCTGAATGATTCTATGGGTGTTATTCCGCTTGAAGAGATAGCTCATGTGTTAAGTCAAAGAAGACCTATGCTTTTGAGCGTTTTAGTGGAGAGTTAAAATTATGAGAGCAATCGTATATCTAGCATTAGGCTTAGCTGGGCTTGGTATGCTGATTGCTGCATGGGTGTATGGGCAGGCGATACCTTTTGCTGAGCAATGGCCTCTTTATGAGGCCCTTAGGAATACTGCAGCAATTATTTTTGCGGTGGTGGGTGCCTGGTTAGCAATAATTTACCCTGATAGACTTCGCTTGTCTTTTAGAGAGTCGGAGAGAGAGGCAGAGAGTGTATCTAACCTATCTTTATTGCTCACACCGGCAATCATGTCGACTGGAATATTGGTGATACTGCTTTTAGTCGGTGTGATTGCTCCAATGTTGCGGCAAGTAGAGCTTTTGTATAGTTATCTACCTGTGATGCGTGGGGCTTCATTTGTTTTACTGGTGTTTTTAACTCTCTGGCAGGTGGTTATTGTAGTTATAGCTATTATTCCGGCAGATTTGCTCTTGGGAAAGGAAGCGGAGGATAAAGTAAAACACAAGGTTCAAAACAGTTATGGTCAATTGCACAAAAGAGCGACTGGGAAAGCAAAAGATGCCGAGGGCTAGTTAGTTGCATTTGTCTAGGGATTTTTTAAGCCACTCACACGAGGTGGCTTTTTTTACGTCTGCTGCTTTTGCAGCGCTTCACGGGAGACAGCCATGCCGACCGTATTACACAAGGGAAAGGACTTGGAACCGACAAGCACGGGGACATCGGCGGCTGGTCTGGCCGTCTGGAAAGCAATGGGAGGAATAGCAGGAATGGGGGCCATTGGCGCAGGTCTGGCCACGCTGGTAGTGATGTGCATTCTTCGGCCGCGCACGCAGTCTGAATGGATTGTGGGCGTGATCAGTACTGTGGTGGCCTCGATCTCGGGCGGTGCTGCTGTGATCCAGCAGTATGAGTTGCATCACTGGGCAAACAACCCGGTGGGTTTGGTGGCGATGCTTGGCCTGGCGTTCGCATGTGGGCTGCCAGGCTGGGCTGTGGTGAGGTGGGCTTTTAACTTTTTCGACAAGCGGCGAAAGGCTGATCTACTTGAAGTCATGACAGAACTGCGCGAAGGCGAGGTTGGAGAGAAAACAGAATGAAGTCGTTGTTGAATTTGATCACGGGCCTGCTGGCCCTTTTTTTTCGCCCACAGAAAGCAGAGCAGGCCACGCCAAAGCCACAGAAGGCTTCGTCGACGGGCATGTCTCCTGACGGCCTGGCCATTTTGCAGTATTTCGAGAGCTGCCGGCTGGAAGCTTACTGGGATGCCGACGGCAAGGTTTGGACCATCGGCTGGGGCGACACCGGGCCGGACGTCGTTCAGGGCCTGCGCATCACTCAGGCTGAGGCCGACCAACGTCTGCAACGCCGGCTGGCCCATGAGTTCGTGCCTGGTGTTCTGAACGCACTGACTCGTCCTGCGACCCAGGCCCAGCTCGATGCCATGGTGGATCTGGCCTACAACATTGGCGTATCCGCATTTCAAGGTTCTACGCTGGTCCGCTTATTTAATGCCGGCGACCAAGCCGGCGCTGCTGAGCAATTCCCGCGCTGGAACAAGTCAGGTGGCAAGGTGCTACTGGGTCTACGCCGTCGTCGCGCTGCCGACCGTGTGCGTTTCCTGGGCACATCTGGGGCGGAGTCCATAAAGATAGGAGCGGCCATTGTTTAAAGCGCTATGGGGAAAGGTGACAGGCTGGCTGGGCCTGCTGGGGGGCTTGGTCCTGGTCGCCCTGGCGCTGCTGCAGGTCGGGCGGCGTCAGGGCAGGGCTCAGGCAGAGCAGAAACAAACAAAGGCGGACATGGCCGCCGTGGAGGTAGGACGTGATGCAGCTGAAACGATTGAGCGCCTGGATGATGATGCTGTGCGTGACCGTGCTCGTCAGCGGATGCGGAACACTGAGAGGCGGTAGCTACTGCGCTGCTGCGCAGCGGCCGTTCCAGTGGTGCTCTGGTGCGGAGATAGAGGTTACGCCGATTCGGGTTCTTCGTTACGTGGAAACGGAGGCTGAGACTTGGGGGCGGCTGTGTCGGAGATAAAATTAATTCTGACCGACATCGATGCGTCAGCATTCAAATGACTGCTGACGACCCAAAGTCGTCGACTACTTCCCAAAACCTATGACAATGTTCACTGGGCTGTTGTCTCACCTAAGAAGCCCGAACTCATTACTCTACTAGCAGTAGCTTCTGACCAGTGTTGGATTAAGTGGTTAGGAGCCGTTGATTGCTCGATTGACTTTGGTGGGGTTGGTGTCGAACCACTCCGCAATTTTGGCATCAGTTGCGCCAGCCGCACGCATTTGGCGCATCGTATGCGTGTCATTGGGTGTGATTTCCGAATTCGCTATCTTCGCAATCTGAGTCGTAAAAGTGTCAATTTCTTTGTGCATGTCCTGGATGTTAACCATCGCATTCATCATCTCTTGGGGCCCCAAGTTTGGATTCCCGGCCAAGTCACGGATGGCCTGTTCTTTGGCGACTTCAAAGCTTTCTTTCGCTTGCCTATACCGCGCTGCGGTAGAGGCCGACAAGGGGGCAGTGGAGGATGCTTCTGCGAGTGCAACTTGAGCTGACTGAGGAGTAAGGGAGGAGGTTACCATGAGAGCGGGAATGAATTGATAATTCATTCATTGTACTTAGTTCCCCGTTAGCGTGTTGGTGCCGACGGTGTTGTTTTGACTTTTATTCTTGGGGAGTTGAGCAGACTTCCGCTCATGGCTGATTGTGGTCATAAGTAAGGTGGGATGTCTTACTCGGCTGCTGGCAGGCAGCCGACACCGCCATCCGAATGTTTGCCGAGTTGCTTGGAAGGCTTGATGACGCTGCGGAGGTCTACGCAGCAGAGGCTGATCGGCGGCGAGTAGCGGGGTTGGCGTGTGAGGCTGCATACATAAACGCACAGAGGCAGTAGCTATTGCGCCGCGCAGCGCCCGTTCCAGTGGCGCTCTGATGCTGAGATCGACGCTACTCCGATCAGGGTGCTGCGCTATGTGGAAACGGAGGCGGAGACGCGGATGCGGCTGTGTCAGAAATAAAGCTAACGCTGCTTGCCACCAATACGTTAGGGGCCGCGTGCCCGCAACACAAAGCAGACAGTAACACAATTAATACCTTAGTTAAGCCGCGCCGCGAAGCGGCGTCGGCTTGAATGAATTGTTAGCTGCTGCTTTTTGCGCGCGATATGTTAAAAAGAAAATCACCAAGAATTTCTTGAAAATTCGGTCCGTTAATATTCGCAGATATTTCTTTGTCATGAAATAGATACTGGAGTACAACTGAACATATCGCTTCAATGAATTCCTCATCTCCGACTTGATAGGTGGAGATGTTATTGAATATACGGTCGTGTGCGTCTGGATGCGTATTTCGCAAGTTTGGAGAAGTATCAACCTCTAAGCTCTGAATGCATAGCAAGGCGATTATAAGACCAAACGCCCGTTTTTTAAGCTTGGGATCGTCTTTTGATAAGCCTTCCAAAAGCCATTTTGTGGCAAATTCATCAGCTTCTTTTTCTTCTTGTTCAGAAAAATTTGTATTGATCAGAGGATGGCTTAACTCAACATGCGCAATTTCGTGATGCAAAATCCATGCGATTGCACAGAGAAAAAGTTCTGTCGCCGCTTCCGAGTCCTCGTCACTGTCCGGTCTCTTCGTTGGGCGAGGACCTGATGTAGGCCACTGTCCCGCACCGGAATCATTTAAATTGGACTTTGCCCATTCAAGGGTGTCGAAAGACTTTTGAAGTCTCTCGTTTCCAACGCAGTTAAACTGACTTTGGCTTGCACGTTGGGCTTCTGCGTACTCGTGTATCAGAACCCATGCGTAGTGCGAGAATGCCCACAAGTATTCAAGTGACGCTATAGGCAGGACGATCTCGTGGTGTTTGCTATCTTCTTGTAACCTAACCCGCACACCGAACTTTGGTTCATCCACAACGATGAGGACGATATTGTGAGTGTCAAGAATCCTCTCGCAACACGTCTTTTTCTCCGGCGCCACATTGAATGGGGCCGCAGCAATTTCTGATTTCAGAAGGCAGATAGGAGAGCGCATATTCTTAAAAATTACTGAAAAAGTGAAGTCGCCAGCAGTATGCTGGTCGCCTTAAACTGGAAACTAACAGCTCAACGTTCGCAATGAAATGACTGATAATCGCCGATTGCAAAATATAAAATAATAAGGCGTCATATAAATCTACCGTTGAGCCACCAGCGATTAGTTGGTTTTCGGCTACAGAAAAAACCACAACATGAAACAGCTCAGCCAACAAAGATCAGACATTTTAACGAGTCTTACGTTGTAATTTTCATTATATAAATACGGGATTTTAGGGGGTATAAAGTATTCTTGCTCAGTGAATAGAGAGCTTAATTCCACTTATATCATCATTAAATATATTAGATTTCTGTCGGCTTTTTCAAGTGGCGGTTGGATGGTTTGTGTTCGGCGCTTGGTATTTCACATTGCTCATCTGGCGCGTAACAGGATGCCATTGAAATGTAGTTTCAGGCCGTGCAGTGCTCAGCAATTCGAGCGCTGCCTCTACTACGGTATCGGGTGACGTCCACTCGCGGGCCGCCTCCGGCGTCAGCACAACAGGCCGCCGGTCGTGAATGTCGATCATGCCGCCAGCGCTGTCGTCTGTGACTATTGCAAACCCGTGCGCCACGTCGACGTCTTTCTCTGGTTGCCAGGCCGTGATCGTTGCTATGTATATAGGAGCGCCGTCTTTGCCGTGGATATACCAGGGCTGTTTATCGCCGACCTCTCCAGTCCATTCGAACCAGCCATCCGCAGGTACTAGAACTCGCCGGTTCAGTAGGCCGCGCCACATCGGCGACTTCTTTAGGATCGCGTCCAGGCGGGCATTGATCACTGGCTGGCGTTTGTACCACTCTGGTTTGTAGCCCCAGAACAGCCTATCTATCTGATCGCTACCATTACCGAGCCGGTGCATGACGAGAGGGCGGGTACCAGGTGGCACGTTGTACTTAAGCCCGTCTGCCAGCTTGCCCAAGTCGTGCGGGTTCCAGTTCATCGACTCTATATAGTCGACCGGTTCGCGGGCCTGTCTAATTCGTCCACACATGCATTTCTCCATCAAGGTTTGGTTGCTGGATCTTGCTTGTAGCGCTTTAGGTAGTATGCCATGTCCCCGTCTCGGCCTTGGGTGCGATGAGGGAAGTTGAGCCGGTCGCGATGCTCCGATGCGCGCATGTAACCCTGGACGGCGTTCTCCATTTTGAGCGCCTCTAAGAGGGGGTTAAGGCGGTGCATGTTTTCGCCTAGGCTATTCAAATGCATGCTGCCCAGTATGGAGTAGGTCAGCACGGCCAGCTCGCGTAGGCGTTTTACCTCGCGCAACAGGTTCATCACGTCCTAATTGCGCCGGTTGCCTTCTTGTATGGCTTTCAGTTCGCGGTAGGTAGGCATGGTAAATTACTGTATAAAAAAACAGTAATTTAGTGCTTAACTGGTTGACAGGTGTTACAGCCTGTGGACGCAAAAAAGCCCGCTCTATGGCGGGCTGTAGGTAAAGTGCTTAGGCTTATCCATACGGGAGTCATCCGCTCCCTGTTGAAGCACTTTCACTTTTGGGGGCATGGATGGGGGTATGAAGCCTGCTCGTGAAAGAGGAAGCCCAAGCATATCAACACCCTAGCAAAACACCCCCGTTCCAGTACTGCCTACCAGAATACATGCACACAGCTCCAAGCTGTGCCAAGAAAAGCCCCAAAGATCAACGCTTTGGGGCTTTTCTTGTTTTCTACGGCTATAGTCTGCACTATTAATGCCTATATTGAATCCAGCGCGCGTCTAAGCTCTCTAGGCTCAGGGCTGACCCCAACGGCTCGTAAATGGCGATTACAGATAAACCAGATTTCGTCCCTGTCGTTAGCCAAAATAAAGAAGGCGTCCGATGTCTCTGACGGGTTGAACATCCCCAGGGCACGGTAAGCGGTCTGCATATTGAATCCGCTTTGAAGCGGGGAGGGCTTGGGCCCATCCTTCAGCTCTTGAACACGAAGATATAGTCCCGTCTCTAGTGTGATCAT